AAGATGTTTGGAATGGGATCTTGACGGTCAAGCGCTACCCGTTGTTTGTTACACCGCAAAGCCATAACCTTGTCAAAGAATTGGTCAGCTAGTTTAATCAAGCGCCCATTGGCATCCCTTTGCGGTACAAACGCTACATTGCAGCGGCAATTGCAAGTTTGAGCGGCCGGTGCGCCGGGTTGTCCTGGGTGTAACATTGCATCACTACCCATCTTAGATGGCACTTGGAAGTTCTCATCCATTTCAGCCGTTACGCCGTTCATGTGTAGGTGGTCAGTAGTATCGCGCGGCTCGCGTCTTGTTCTGTTGTCCTGTGCGGACTGCCATTCCTTACGGCATTTTAACCCTGTGTCAAGCGCGCCTACCATTGATCCAACGTTAGCCGCGTGGCTCGTTTCAGTACGTGCAATCAGTTCACCCCTCCAACGTGGCAATCCTCGCGCTTCAATCAGTGTCATTACTTGTGAAGTGGTAAGGTTGTTTTCTGCCTGTTGTAGAAGAATGGCACGTAACTGCTCGCGGGTAGTGTCTGTAATATCTGCGGCCAATTGGCTTAAGCCCATGCGCTCTAGGTACTGCAACACTACTAACTCATAGCGGCTCGCGTCTGTCATCTTTTGCGCACGCTTCAATACTTGTTCCTTGGTGCGCTTTGCCATCCGTACCCCTAACGTGGTATGTATGCTAGTCAAGGCCGCTTGCAGCTTTACCAAGTCCGGCTCATTGCCCAATAGTAAGGCTTTAAACTGTTCGCGGATTATCTTTTCAAAGATAGGCGCGTAATGTTTGCGTGCTGCGTTGTATGTTTGGCGGTAGGTCATAGTTGCGGAAAGTCATCAATTGGTGCGATATTGTTTGGAATGTATAGTTTTTCCAATTCGGATTGGTCAATGTAGTCTGGTTTCTTCAATCCCATTATCTGTAATTTTTGAGCCGGTGGAATCCACCACGCCGTATTAAGGTAGTCAACTTGGTCTTTGCGGTCAGCTACTAATTCAGGGTAAGCATCCAAGCTAAAGTCAACCATTAAGCCAGTACCTTTGTACCCCCAATGTGTGTGCAGCATTCTATTGAAGTTATCCCTAGCAGCTACCAACAACGGCAATACCGCGCGAACAATCAACTCTTTTTGCGCCTCTCTCACGTTGTTGTAAGTCTTACCCTCGGCATCGTTAAGCAATTGGCTTGGTACGCCGTATATATTGGCAATGGCTCGCATATCCCATTTTTCACTCTCAATAATATTCAAGTCCACCGGGCTTAGTCCAATCTTGTGTACACCTACCTTCCATCCTGAATTAATTACTTTGCCCTTGTTCTTTGCGCCTGCATTTTCAGCTAGTTTTTTCTTCATGGCTTCAACTTGGTCAGATCCGTTCACTGGGTCAAACCTGTCATCATCCATATACATAACAACATCTGGGCCGCCGTTTTGGAATTGCGCCACCGCCGCCGTCTTAGCTTCATTGGAGCGCGTAAGGTTCTTGGCCGCCGCCTTGAGTGGTGACATACCGTACAACTCACCGCCAACTGCATCCCATTGCAGGTTAACGTATTTATCTTGCAACACCTCGGCCAAAGTAAATTCAACCAAACGGCCTATGTAAAGTTGATACCCGGTCTTAACGGCTGGGAACGCCTGAATGTCGGCGTAGATACTCATAAACTGTGAAGGTAGTGCAGTTAGTGTCAATGGCTTACCCTCGTTTGCGCCCGCTTCAATACGCTTGGCATAAACGAACGCATTACCACAAACTAGCTTAAACGTTAACCATGCTTCAATCAAGTCGGCCCATGTGTCCTCTTCATTGGGATAGGTAAGTAGTTCGTTCAACCTTGCATCCCCCTCGTAAACCTCATAGGCTTCATTCTTCAACTGCTCAATCGCGTGCCAGTCCTCAATCTTGTCAGGCGACTTCATGAGTGCCTTGTATTGTTTGGCCTTAGCTTTGTTTTTCTCTTTGTAGACGGCCCACGGCGCAACCTTAGCACGGTCAGTAATCAAATGGCAAACAGAATAAACTATATCGTTTGCAGAATATCCATCTTTCACGAATGAATTACTATCTTGACCCTGCCATGTAGCTATGCCCCTATTGATTGCAAATTGAGCAGACATTGCACCCGTTGGATTGATAAATGCCCTCAGACGGTCTAAAAGTGATGCAGCCATATTATAAGTTTGTCCAAAGTTAACTAAAAAACACTTACAACGAATTTAGGCTTATCGAAGTTGGTATGTATGGCATAACGCATTGAATCCATTGCGTCATCATTCGCCTTAACTGGTTCCTCGATAAGGTTTTCATTCTTGTCCTTTTTCCATTTGTAGCTTCCCAATTCTTTGACAAGGTTATGGCTTTGCGGTGTAACAAACAACGGGTAGCGCTTGACTGTCAAGATCCCATTCCAAACATCTTTGTTCGCCGCCTTAATATTCAATCCAGCCCTGTGAATATCTTCGATACTCTTTGGCTCGGCTGCATCGGCGTATATCGTTTGCCTACCTTGTACGTGCTGCTTTATCTCTGCTATCAATTCCCCCGGCGTCATGTTGGATTTGTAAAAGCACTCATGCACATAGTTGCAGCCATCGTAATGCTCTACGCGGGTAAGTACCGCCGGATGGTTAAAGCCAAAGTCAAGTCCAAAGAACACATCGCCTTTACCCGGTTGCTCGCAATACTTCCATTGCGTGTATATCAATTCCTTTGCCGCACCCCTTTGCCCTAGTCCGTACACCTTCCAAAGGAAGTCATCTGGTAGGTCTTTGTAGCTTTCAATGTAGCTAACCTGTGATGGTGTTAGGTTGGATATGTTGTTAAGGTAGGTTGAATGTATGCGTTTGTGTTTAGGATCGTCCGCAATGGTATAAACCCAACTCATAAAGTCGGCTGGGTTCCAGTCTAAGAATATCTGCCCCGTGGTACGCATTGCCAACTGGTCAAACAATGGCTTTTTAATCAGGTTGGCTTCATTGATGAAAAGTATATCCCTACCTGGCCCGCGTGCCTTACCCTCATCCTCTAGTCCAAACAGTTCAACGTAACTTCCATTCGGGAACGTGTACACGAAATCCGTATAGCTGAAACAGTCATCTGACCATTGCTGCAAGTCATCCATAATTACCCTAAAGTCACGATATACGCCGCGCTTGATATGTGGTAAGGAGTGAGAAACAAAACTAATCCTTGTACGCGGTTTGTTAAGCGCAACAGCTATAAGCAGTTGAACGATTGAGTAAGACTTGCTTGAACGGCTGCCACCCTCATTGCAGATAATCGGCCATCCCGCATCCATTGCGGATTTGTTCGCCCAAAATACAGGTGTAGTCTTTACCGTTATGTTATTCAATTGGTTTGTTTGTTGCGTCTGGGGCGGCAAAGATAATAGCCGTCTTTATCGGTCCGCCGTCTGCGCCTGTATGCTCTTGGGTGACCTTATCGCCATACTTCTTAGGCTTCAGCTTGCTTGCTATCCATTTGCGGGTGTCAACGCGAAGCCGTGATCTGTTAGTTACTTCCTTGTTTTCTTGCTCGTATTCAATATCACCCTTTACAACGGTCATAAAGTCGTTACTACCGTCATCAGCAATGTCTAGCATATCCTCAATAATCATGTCGGCCTGTTCTTCCTTCGCACGCGTGTACAATGCTAAAAATCCTTCTGTATCTTCTCTCAACCACTTCAAAATGGTTGCAACGGATGGCATTCCATCCTGTTTGCATATTGTTCGTAGGCTAAATGTGGTAGTAGCTATCTGCTCGCAGATTCTATCTGCAAGTTCCTTTGAGTATATTTCTGGTCTGCCTGGCATGGTGCTAAGTTAGCACATTTTCAAGAACAGACAAAACTTCTTGACATGGGTATTTTTTAACGGTAATATTTTAAAGTAAAAGTGAGCGCAAGCGAAACCCCTTTTTTTCTTTCTTTTTACTTTAGTTTTATTTAATGCTATTACCTAGTTCTAACTACCTTAATAACCTAGTTATAACCTAGTTATTAATATATTCATATTGACGGGTGTATGTATTATAAAAATATTCAACGCAACCAATTTTGCCCAACCATGAGTACCGAACCTTTTGAATGTGAATTTGCACATTTCCTGTTTCAAAATCTCGGTAAACTGTCAATCCGTTATCCGTTTTATTGTTAAAATGTGCGCTTCCAGAAATGGAATACATGGTGGGTATTTCGTACTTTTTTTGGCCTACCGGCTTTTGAAGTTTGGCAGGGTGAGCAATCAAAATTATGTGGATTCCCAATTTCATGGCCGCGTGTTTTAGCTTAGTCAGGCACTCGGAAATATAAAGCGTTTCAGGTACTCCGTTGGGTATTTTATGCTCAATGTAGTTCCATGGGTCAATCAATAAACCGTTTATGCCCTTT